TCAACAAAGATTTCAGGTGCTAAATTAAATAAAAATTCTTTATTTTCTTCATTACAAAGTACATATTCCTTTATTTTATAAAAATAGGTAAAATTATTCTTATAATTATCTTTATATTCCATATTTTAAGTATAAAAAAAGGGGCTTTTTAGACCCCTCTTAATGAATTAATACTAATTAGATAATTGGAGTAATAAGACCAAGAGCTATTTTAGGAGCTTTTGATGGTTCTTTACCTGTAAAAACAAGTTCATTGCCATTAAAATCCTCCATTGCTTGACCTGAAGTCCTATTTTCTAACATTTTCATACCATTTGTAAGACCTAGCACTTCATAAGTACCGTCTTGCAAAGCAGCGATTAAAGTTACTCTTCCTTGACCCAGTGCTTCAAGTGCTACAATATCACTAGCAGTATTGCCCGCTAATTTCATTGTTGCAGATTGTTCACGAGCATAAGAAGCGTTTTCACGAGATCCGATAGCTTGATCGTTAAAGAAACTTTGTTGCATGTCCAAAGTGATAGGGTAAAATTTCTTTGTTGCCACCATCGTGATTGCAGTAATAGCCCCAGCCACTACTGTTTTGGATGCAATATTAACAGTTGATGCAACGTACCATTGTTTTACACCAGCTTGCGAATCGCAAACACCGTTATTACTGAATCCTGAAACTACTTCACACGCCATTATTTTTTAAGTTTTACGATATATTGTGGAAAAACATAAGTTACACCCAATCTGAATGAAGCTTCAGCTTTCAACTCTTCAGTATAATCGTTGTATTTAACATCAAATGATTGATCTTCTGGAGAATCTACGCCAAGGAAAACATAAGAAGGAGCGAACGCATAAATTAAATTCAAAGCATTTAATTGAGGTACTGTTTGCACATAAATGTTTGTCAAAGGTAATAAGAATTTTAAAGACCCTCCGATATTTTCAGGCGTAATTTGAGTGTAAGGATTTGCAGCATTGTATTGAGCTAAAATGTTTAAAGCTTCAGTACGTCCTGTAAATATTACAACCTCTTTACCTGAATCCAATAAATCAGCAGGGATAGCTTTGTAAACCTCAACCGCAGCAGAATAAGCATTAGTTGAATCTACTGTTGCATAAGTAGTAGTAGTTTTCAAAATTGCAGTATCATCTAAAAATTGTTTGTTCAATCCATTGAAGTGAACTAAATCAGGATTACCAGAACCGATAATCCCTAACCATACTAAATCTTGAGCTTTCTTTTGTGACATCTTTAATAAGTAAGACATTACAATAACCTCTAAATCAGCAGGCAATTGACCGTTTTGCATTTTCATTCCCAAAGTGTTTAACACTTGGTACATTGTAGAATTTAAAGACTCATTACAAAATGTAACACCTTGGTAAAGTGGAACAGTTGATAAATTCTTCTTAGTCAATACAACCGACCCATCAGGTGAAGGAGTACAAGCCGCTTTTGCTTTCAAAGGCACACTCATTGATAAAAGAGCTATTTCTCTTGTTCCTTTTAATCCTGTTTCCAAAGAAAGCATAGATAAAAATTCAGAGTTAGCAATTAAATCACTTTCGATGTTTGGTAATGTGTTATCAGTCCATGCAGCCAAGCCAGCAACGTTGATACCAAATTTTTCTTTTAATGTTTTTTCAAATTTTCCCATTTTTATTTATTTTTTAAAATTTCAGAAATAGACAAAGCTTTCTCTTCAGTTACTTTTTTTGTTTCGTTTTTAAATTTACTTTCCTTGATTTCTTTCAAAGTTTTTAGTTCGTTTTCCAAAGCTGTAAAGCGAGCATTAATGTCTTCTAAAGATACTTTCAACACTTCAGCAACTTGGCTCATCACCTCTTCTGTTGTGTTTGTCTCTTCAGCCATTGGCTCCTCAACAACATCTTCAATCGAAAGGATAGCTCCTAACTCATCAAGTTCAATCATTTTAATCACTCCCTCAACATCCACTTGGTGCGGACCAGCAGGAGCAGGCATCATTGTACCATCTTCAGCGCTTACTGTTAAAAGTGTGCCAACAACGAAATCTCCCTCGTAGCTTAAAACAACACCGTCAACTGTACTTACTTCGGAAAATACAATTTCGATTTTTTCATCTTCAGACGAAAACCCCATCAATTCCCAAATTGTTTTTTTCATATTTATTTATTTTTTTTTAGTTGCAATTCTTTTTTTTCAAACCAGCCCTCAACTGAAAAGCCATTGAATTCACCTTTTTTTATCTTTGACCAAATGGCAGGGCTATCTACTTTGTAAGCTGCAAGCCATGAGCCTAGATTTATATTTTGTTTTTTAAAAGCTTCAGGTAATAAATTTAAATCAGTAAGGATATAGGATTTAATCATTCGCACACCCTTAACCTGTTTGTTATGTTCAGCATTCACATTGTCCTTAAATCCTAGTTTGTGGAATTTAGTTCTAATTTGTGAAATTGTTTCAGGTTTAAAAACTACATAATGATCATAAGGGTTATTTCTAAATATTGGCAAATTAGCCGCCATCATAACTCCGAATACTATTTTCTTTTCTTCATTAAAATAATATCTTTTTTCATCCCTATTAAAAGCTATGAAGTTTTTTTGATGTGCAGGATATTCTACTAGCGAGTTGAAATCAACACCGCTTTCTTTACTATCGTCTATTATCAATTCGTAGAATGGTAACATAAAATCAAAGTTAATAATAAAATTTTTAATATAAACAAATTTATTTTTATTTTTTTTATCCAATAATTGTACTCACCGCTTTTACTTTGGTTGTTTGTTGTTGTTGCTTGGTTATGTCGGAATCCAAAACAACTACTTTAATTACATTTTGCGAAGTTTGATCTGTTGAATTATTATCAGTAATTGCATTGTTTGAACCGCCAACGCTTTTTGTACTTGGTATTGATGGAGCTGAAACACTAGGCCCCGCTTTTAAAATGCTTTTCGCTTTTCCAACAGCATTTAAAATCGCACTCACTTGAGACGCATAGAACAAAGGAAAAGCAAAAGGGCTTGTTTGGATTGAAGCACTTTGAGCAATAGCCAATCCTTTCACGTACGCAGTAGCGGTATTAATAGCAAGTTCAGCAATTGCGAAGGCTTTTTGTGCTGCTATGTTTTTTTCAAACAGTCCAGATATAGCCCCAAATATATTCCCTATACTATTAGCAAGTTCTAATTTTGCATCAAACAAAGCTTGGTCTATTTGTATCTGTCTATTTTTTGACTCTTCAGTGATTGCTTCTACATTAAGGGCGTGTTGCGCTCCTATTGCAATAAGTTCAGCATTGTTACCAATTGCAGCGGCTTTCTTTTGTTCAAAGTCCAAAGTTTCAAGTTCTAGTTTTTTAGCTTGTGTATCCTGAAAGTTTTTTTCTAGTATTCTAATATCATTCTCTATTTGTGCTTTTGCTCTATTATTACTTGCCATTTCATTAGCATCAAAATCAGCAATTAATCCAGCAGTTTTTTTATCCCTTGCTTGATTTTCAATTTTTTCAAGTTCTTTATTTTGTGATATTTTTAATTGCTTTTCAAGTTCTATAAATTCTTTTTTTGCACCGTATTGAGTTTTTAAATCTTCAAGTTCCCTTTTGTGTTTTTCTTTTAAAATAAGTTGCTCCCTTAAATTAGCATCAACTACATTAGCCAGAGTTAAATCAATAACTTTTCGTTCTAGTTCTAGTTGGTCTTTTGCATTCTGTTCGTTTGCCGCTTTCTTTTCTTTTTTCGCTTGTTCATTTTGTTTTGCAGCTGCTTCGTTTTGAGCTTTCAATTCTTTTGCCTTTTCCTTTGCAGCATCGGAAGCATCTTTTTTTAATTGTGCATTGTTTATAATATTTTCTTTTTGCAAATCTTCATTAGCATCATTATTGTTTGTCACTCTTGATTGCAAATCTTGAATTTCTTTTTGTATTGCTTTTGCTCTTTCATAATCTTCATCTACATAAGCGGTATGATATAAATTCTTTTTCTTTTTTATGGCATCTTCTAAATTTTCATTTTCTTTATTGTTTAATTTACCTCGTTTAATAATTCCTTTTTCAGTAATATCGTTAATTTCTTTATCAGTTTTGCCAGCCAATTCAGCCATCTTTTTATCAAAGTCAATTTGTTTTTCTAGTTTTGATTTTGCCCTCTCCATTGCCTTTGATTGCCTTTCAAGTGAGGCATTTAACCTATCATTTGCACGAGTAGCACCATCGGAAGCACCCATGTACTCCATCATTTTCCCAATAAGCATACCTATTCCAACAACCAAAGCACCTATTCCAGTAGAGACTAAAGCAATCCTAAATGCTTTCATAGCTCCCGTTGACGTTCCAACCGCTAAAGCATACCCTTTTTGTAAAAAAGTCAATGTACCCGTTTCAGCTGCTGAAGCCATTTGAGCAATCGACAAACTTGCAAAGGCTTTTACTACTCCATTCTTTAGAGCTAAAGCAACGTCCTTTAAATCGTTCTTCATCTCTTTAAATTGGCTTAAACCTTGAGTTAATGCCATAGCAGATTGAACTTTTAATAAAGCTTCTTGAGTTTTTTTACTTTCACTACCAAACAAGCCCTGTGCGGCGGTCACTATTTGAAAACCATTAGCAGCAGCCTGCGCACCCCTTACAAATTTACCAAATGACTTTTCAGGATCGGCGTCCGATATTGCATCGCCAACGTCACGCATAGCCATTTTAATCTCACCAGCTCTATTGGCCGCAACCTTAAAGGCTTCGCTTGCAGGATCTAAATTTTGTAACTGAATATTTAATTTCTTTAATTCAGTACGTAAATTAGTAAATGACTTGCCAGCGTTCTCTCCTTCAGTTTTTAAACCCTTAACACTATCCCCAACCTTCTTAACATCCGTAGCGGCGTTGTTAGTGTTAACCTTTACATCAAATATAATTGTTTCCATTTCTTAAAGTTGGTTAATGGTAAATTGTGCTGAAGGTGTAGACGGTGAAGGACTTGAAGCGGTGTAAGTTGCCAAAGATACAAGTATATTTGGCACGCTAAAAAACACCTCGAAATAATCAGTTGCAACCCCTTGTATTAATAAGTTCTTTGTAAAAATAGTATGACCATGAATGCCTCCATGCGTTGCAGGAATGCTAGCCAATCCATTAGATGAAACAATATTTGTGCCATTTTTTTTAATCCAAACATTTGCATCGTGTTCTTGGTTATCGGTGTTTAGAAATTGCAAATCAATTGATAAATTATAATACCCTGTATTTTGCAAAGTTATTTTAGTATCATTTAAAACGCTTATTCCACTTGACAAGTTCAATGTTCTAAACTTCACAGCATAGCCAGTATTTATTGCAGCTGCTGTTTGGTTTTGAATGTCGTTATAAGTAGCAAATGTTTTTGTTCCTAAGTCGGTAATAACCTCGTTTATCAATCCCCCTGAATTAATATACATCAATCCACTTACTGAATCAACGTAAATTTCATACGGGTAAATGTCAGTTGCTATCCATGTGCCATCGCGATGATCGTTTGAAGTTGGTATAGTTGGAACGCCCGTTCCATGTTTTAATATTATTCTTTTTGTTTCATCACTCATCTCTTAATATATTTGAATTTTTACTTATTCCATTTTTGCCACCTAGCATTTTGTAAACATCTTCATCTATTGAATTTGCACCGCCATAAATAATATCAGCATTCTTTGATTGGTATGGTAATTCAGCAATCGTTGAAGTCACAACTATTGAAAGCCTTCGCATGGATGAAACGTCTATTGTCGAATTAGTTTTTAAAGCTACTTGAATTATGCCATCTTCGTCTAAGTAGTAAGCGGTTTGTAAACTTGCTTCTTCTGAAGACCAAAGCCCCCCGTTTGCAAAATAGCTACTATCAAAAGCATACAACTTTTCAAGCTCTAATATAGAGGGTAAATAAAAGCCAGCACTAACTGCTGAAGCGGCATAAGCTCCAGCCCCCTGAATGTCTTTTATTTGTTCAGTATTAAAATATCCCCACTCTTTATCAGTTGCTTCGGTAAGTACATTTGTCAAAGCCCAAGGAATGTTAGGCACTATTTGATAGCTTTGTAAAATATACAAATCAGTTACTTCTATATCGTATATTAATGGAACTGCCATTTATGGTATGAATTTTAATAGTTCAACTTTCGTACTTTCATAAGCATCGGAATCAAAATCACTAATTAAATTTAACTTATAAAGCACTCCTTCAATCATGATTAGTTTTCTGAAGTCCAAAGATAATATTTCTTTGTTTGTCAATTTAATATATATTTCAATTAGCTTTGAATTTTTGCTAGTAATTTCTTTGATGTTTTTTTCGTGAAATCTATTGAATAAATTTAATGTAGGTATTGTATCAATTTTATCAAATCTTACCTCTCTAGTTTGAAAATGTAAATCCCACCTTGGAGAATTAAAATTTGTATCGTTCACTACAAAGTTAAAATGATGAGCAACGGGATAGTTTGGGTAATTAACATCCGCCGTTAAATTGTCTTTTCTTACAACAACTTTGCCAGCATACAAGCCATTGTAAAATGTAAGTAAGCCCTTACCTTTGTAGGTCTTTGCCACTCCGTTATCAATAGTGTATATTTGAGGTATTACTAAATCTCCCATTTTTACGGGTACGTATTGAGCAAATGGCAATTGCCAAACTTTATCACCACTTTTAAAAGTATCCTCAACTTCATAGTTATAATTGCCAAAAGTGTTTTTGCTAGCTTTTAAATACAAATCGTTATAGTAATCCTTTTCAGCACTCCACTTAAATAGATAATTTTTACCCTCAATCAATGAAGCTGAATTGATAATTATTTCTTTGCTGTGATCAACTTTGTTAGTCCAATCCAAATAATTTTTATAATCCTTACCATAATATTCGTTGATGGTATAAATGCTTACTTTGTTATCTACACTATCGGTTATGTATAGATTAAACATAGATATAATTCCGCTTAGAAATTCAGAGCAGTTAATATCAGGTAACAACGTACCCACTTCAATAATAGACTCATCTGTTATCACTCCATCAATAGCGGTAAACAATAAAGTACCATCGTAGAAATCATAATTCAAATTGTAAACAGTTAAATTATCAGGTGTAATTTCTAATGATAAAATAAACCTTAATTCTATTTTATCCGAAATAGAGCAATCAATATCGGCATTAAACGAAATGGTTATTTCGTTGTTTGTTTTTGTAATTCCAAAAGGTGCTGTGTTAACAATAACTCCATTTTTATAAATAAGAATACTTGAAAAGTCATTAACATTTAAATTTGTTGCAGATGTTACTTTGTATTTTGTTGTATAATTTAAATTATATTTTCCTGTTGCAGGAATAGTAATCACTCCATTTTGTATAGTTGTTTTATTGTTTGATGGTAAATAAGTTCCTTTTAATAAATTACCTTGTAAAACATAATTTACAAATAAATAGTAATAATACTGAGCAGGCAAAACTTTTACACCCTCATAAATATTTGTTAACTCCAAACGCCTAGCCGTCTTTTCAGCTTCACTAATCCTTAATTTTTCACCGCCTGAAGAACCATAAATTAATCTTTTAAAATCCAAACTATTTATAAAATCCAAATCTGAATTATTAATAGTTAACCCTATGAATTTAAATATCTTTGTCAAACACTCCCTTACATACACATAAGGAATTAAATCAGTAACCTTATAAACATTTGTGTTTAATGGCGTGGGATAGCCATAGTTAATAAGTGGATAAACATATCCTTTTCCTATTGGGTTTTTACCACCTTTTCCGACAAAGTTTTTAACCGAAGTGTTATTTATCTTTATATTATTATCCCAGCTTTGAGAAATATTTAAAGCATTCAAATTATGATTATACTCGCTCCACCCTAACTCGCTTAATTTCTTATTTTTTAATTCAGCAAAATAATCTACAATATTGGAATATAAAATGCAACTGAATGAATAATCCCCGTTAATCTTTTTAACATTCGTTAACTCAAATTTTCCTGAAAATATTAACAGATCATCTTTGTAATAATTAAAAGGTGCTTTTAAAGATGGATTGAAAATAGTAAACTCGTTGCCAGTGCCATCAGTAGCCAAGCCAAATGCTGAAGCAAAAAACTTTAAATTGTTTGACGTACCGGGAATGTCAATCGACTTACTAAATGACCTTGTTCTACTTTGGGGATTCTTTACATCCGCAACCGAGAAAGTTATAGGAACTGCAACATCATTAGACAAATCAATTAAGTAATTATTTACAACCAGCTTTGAACTCATAGCGTCACACTTTTAGATTGATGTGGTAAAGTTACATCTAAGATTTCATTAAACAACTCATCGTTATACAAGTCTTGTTTAAGTTGGTAAGTTGAATTATTGATTATAATGTTTTTATAAATGTAAAGCCCTTCCATCATGTAGACAAGTGGGCTTTCATAAATTTGCACCAAGTAATTCTGTTCATAAGCCTTAAGCCATCCACTTACTATCTGTATCTTTTTAATAATATTTTTTTGATATGATTGAACTCCAGTATTTTGAGTAGAATAATTATAAGTATTTGTATCCGCATTCCAAGCACCTAAATAAGACTGGAATGTTTTATCCTGAATAGTTGATGAATGGATATTGTTATGTGTAAAAATAAAACAATCATAGGCTCCGAACCTATTAAGCCATTGTACCGATGTTTGCGTTTCATCGCATTCAGTTAATTGCAAAGTCAAAGTTTTTAATTCAGTACAAATATCATCTGTTGAATTGTTACGAACGTACACCTTTAAGCTTCGCATATTGACCGCCACATTTTGAGCAGAAAAGCCCAAAGCAATTAAACTTGTCGCGCTTACTTTCATCGTTAACATACCAACAGGAATAAATCCACTTGACCTTGTATCTATTAAGGCACCTGCGGAATTAAACATCTGTACATCAATAACCTTTGTTGTGCCTGAAGGATTAATAAAATTTAAATACACTTCACTTGCAGCATTAAAATTTATATTAGTGTTATCAGTCATGAACAAACCCTTGCTAGCTTGTGATATAGCTGAATACTTAATAGAATCATAGGAATTAAAATCGTACGCACTTAAGCATGATTTGAATATTACCTTTGTAGCTCCTGTTGTTATTACTGAAGTAGTTAATATCGTTGAAACGTAATACTTAGCTTTTACTGTTATGTGAACATTTGCAGTGTTACCACTTAATGCAACAAAACTACTTTGATTAATTTTGCTTTTATTAACGTATGATTTAACATAGTCGCTAATATCTATATGACCATAAGAATTAGTTGAAGCATTGAAATCGTTAAAGACTTCTACATTAGCAATACTTATATTGTTTACAAATATTTCAACTAAAAAAGTTAATTTACTTTGATTTAATACGTTATTCCAAACCCACGCATAAAGCACTTTATTGTCTGAAGGCGTGTAAGCTTGCGGTGTTTGTGTTATTATTAAAGCCATTTTAGTTAGGTTTTTTAATAGCTGTTTTTATTGATTTGCCAATGACAAAACTTATTTCTTTACTCATCTGTTTTATTCTTTTATCAGTTACTACATTGTCATAGAAAGGTCTGGGAGCTTGTCCGTAGTTTCTAATCTTATTTATTATTAAAAATATATATTGATCCCTTTCCAAATCTTCAGGAACTTCAACGCCCTTTTCAGTAATCCACATATCAATCGCTTGTTTAAAGCTTACACCCGTATCTAATCCCTTGCCATGTGTAGGCGCTCCCCTATCAAATAATATACCATTAACACCATAGTTGATATACTTCCAATAGTGATTGGCTTCAGCTTCAATAGTTAACAAGCCATCCACATTTGTCGGTTCTTCCTTTACTTGTAACGATTGAGCCAATTGGTAACTTGCATTTATGTTAAGCCTAGCCATTTCTTTTCTCATGTCAATAATTAGATTATCGACCAAGTCACTAAGCAATAATTCAAGTGCTGAACCATCCTTGTTTTTAAGGACATCATCCGCATTTCTGAAGCTATCTAAATCTAAACTACCCACGTTTAATATTCCTTATTTGTTCTTTGGCTTTAAAGTTAAGAAAATTTACGTAATGATTGAATGTGAATATATTTAATTTAGTCACATCGTCCCAACTCATTCTATATTCTTTTGAAATCATATCAATCAATTGCTCCCAAAGCCAAACACTTTGATTTTCCTTAGCTCCCTCTTTTGAAACGCCGTATGCCTTTTCATTTGTTTCATTGATTCGAGAAAAAAAAAAGTAAGTACATTCAAGTAAGTTGGTAAGTCCATGTGATTGTTAAATATCTCAGCACGTTCAAACCTTGGATATTTGATATTTGAATACTCATCTGTTTCACCGTAATGTTTACATTGCACTGGCAAATAACATGAAGCGGCTAGCAATGCAGGATTCTTTTCAAAGTCACTTTTAGAAATATCAATGTGCCAACCGATACCAACTTTCATAGGATCGACCAACTTATAATCCAAGCCCTCTATTGTTATTATTTTCTTTGGGTCGGTAATCTTAAAGCCATCAAATAAATCAATGCAATAATAAAAAACTTTGTAAAGGTCTTCTTTGTCTACTTGCTTAAT